ATGAAAAAGTCTCCAAAAAGAAACTACAATAAAAATAATAGCAAAATAATAATAAAAAGAATTAGAAAAAATATAAACGTATATTTCACTTCTATCATAAGTAGTTTATTAAGTACTTTCATAACTAAGTTGGTATTTTCAACCGAGAGTACTGTTAAATCTACCGACATATATTTTTTAGTATTATCAGCAATGATACTATTTACTTATTATTATTTGCATAAGCATTGATTAGGAATCTTAATTCCGACGCAAGAATCCTAATTTAAGTTCAGTTAAATTAAAGCCTGATAAGTGATTATCAGGCTTTTACTAATTACTTTAATAATATTTCTAACAAGTTTATACTGCTAATTCTAATACTAAAGATTGTTTAAATTATTTTATCAAGATGAGGATTATAAGAATCATTTTGGTCTTATGGGGATGTTAAGCCATATAATAATAAGTTTGGTGGTGCTACAATAGCATTTTATATAAAAGAATTAAAGTATATAGGCTGATTNNAATCAGCCTATATACTTTAGTGATAAATATTCATTATTTAAGTAATATTTCATATCTAATTCTCATTTTCTAATCTTTTAATTAATTCCTCAATTACTTCTGAAGGATAATTCTTTACTAAAATCTTTGCTAGTGTCTTCGTATATTCTCTTTGTATCTTTTCCATTCCTTCTTTTGTAGTCGGATAATTTACCTTAATGCTTTTAATCTTAGACATATATCCCCCTTTAAAATTCCTGTATTTATCTTATGTTTAAGAGGATAATTTTGTGAACCCTTCCTTTGGTTTTCTATATTTATCCTGTATTTAAGTAATAATTACTTAAATTTAAAATTAATATTATAATATAACAACATAAATAAGTATGATTAAAGTTTGTGAGGATGATTAATAATGAAGGCTGCAATATATAGTAGAAAATCGAAATTCACAGGTAAAGGAGATTCTATAGAAAACCAGATACAAATGTGTAAAGACTATGGAACTAAAAATTTAAATATAGATAAGTTTTATATATATGAAGATGAAGGATTTTCAGGTGGTAATATTAATAGACCTAAGTTTAAAGCACTACTTTCAGATATAAAAAAGAAAAAGTTTGATGTACTTATATGTTATAGACTAGATCGTATAAGCAGAAATGTAGCTGACTTCTCCTCTACCCTTGAATTACTTCGAAGTAATGATATTAGCTTTGTATCTATAAAAGAACAGTTTGATACTTCAACTCCAATGGGTAAAGCTATGGTATATATAGCTTCTGTATTTGCCCAACTTGAACGTGAAACTATAGCTGAACGTGTTAGAGATAACATGCTTGAACTTGCTAAAACAGGTAGATGGCTTGGAGGACAAACACCTTTAGGTTTTAAATCTAAAAAAATTGTATATATAGATGAAGAATATAAAGAAAGAAGCCTTTATAAGCTTTCACCTATTATGGAAGAACTTGAAATAGTAAAGTATATATATTCAACTTATCTTGAAACACACTCTCTTAGAAAAACTGTGTCTAGACTTTATGATAAAAGATTTAAAACAAAAAATGGTGGTGATTGGGGTGTGAGTCAAGTACAAAATATTTTGGTATCTCCAACTTATGTTAAATCTTCTGAAGAAGTAAAAGATTTTTTAATATCTCAAGGAATGAGTTTTGCTGGAGAAGTCAATGGAAATGGTATATTCCTATATAATAAAAAAAAAGGTAAAACAAAGCATAGAGACATTAACGAATGGATTGCAGCTGTAGGGAAACATAAGGGAATAATAGAATCTGATATCTGGCTTGAGGTACAATCCCTTTTAAGCTCAAAAAGATTTACAAGAGGGAGACTTGGTACAGGATCTAATTCTTTATTCTCAGGATTGATTAAATGTGGAAAATGTGGATCTAATATGACTATAATTCATGGTGGAGTTTCAAAAGGCATTAGAAAACATTATTATACTTGTTCATTGAAACGTGCTTCAAAAGGCAGTGAATGTAATAATAGTAATCTTACAGTAGATATAACAGATCAACTTCTTATAAATCATTTAAAGAATATTAAAGTAAAAGATATTAAAAAGGAACTAAATGATTTATATATAAAAAAAAATAATACTAATGAGATTCAACTAATTGAAAATCGGATTAAAGATGAAGAAAAAGCTATTGAAAACTTAACTATGCAGTTATCTACAATTTCAAACTCTATAGTATCTAAACCTATTATAAATTTATTGGAGAAGAAGACTTTTGAATTAGAGAAGTTGAAAAAGCAATATAAAGAACTCAAAAACAATTTGACAAAGGAACAATTACAGATAGTTGACATAACTAATCTTACTGATAATCTAAATAACTTTAAGAACATGATAGATACAGCTAAAAATATTGAACAGAAGAAGATGCTTATTAAATCAGTTGTAGAAAATATAATCGTACTTGATGGAACTATAGAGATTAACATAAAAAATGCTAAACCAAAATAGGAAAATTAAAAGCATATTCTCCCTTAAAATATATAGGAAAATATGCTTTATGTTTTGACGAGTATCTGTGTGACCTACAAATAAGCCTGATTTTTCTCCACCACAGAATAAGTTATCAATACCTATTACTTTCATTGCATTATCTCTTGGTGTAATGGCTAAATATCTTACTGAATTTCCTTTGCCACCTGCATAAGGGTCAACATATTTTACATGTTCAAGTCCCTTAATCTTTCTTAATTTTTCTAATGGATAAAAACAAGTCATAAGTTTAACATGTCCTGTATCTAATAGAACTACATTTTCAGCAAATTCTTTTAGTGCATATTGTTGACATACTTTTATTTTTAATTTATCAAGATTAACATCTTCTTTTGGAACCTTTAGGACTGCTACTCCTGTTCTTTCTAATTCATCAACTATCTTTTTATCAATACTTTCTTTACAAAGTTTACAAGAACCACTAAATGCGCCATATACTTCATCAGCTCTTTCGCCCTTCAAATCCTCAATACCAGCTCTTTGACTTATACTTATTCTAGGTCCAAAAGCAGGACATCTTAATATACACATAGAACATCCATTACCATATCTTAAACAGTTTCCCATAGGTCCTGTTGTTCCTGTTGTTTCTATAAATGCATCTCCCTCTTCATATGTTCCATCACTAAGATATATTCCTTTTATCTTATTTCCTTCTTTTTTTACATTTACAACTCTTGAAATCAAGTTTATATTTATGCCCATATCAAGTAAATAATTTCTAACATCTGCTTCTATTAGATTTACATCATATAGCCATGCATGTTCATGCTTTACTGTATTGATATTATTTATTATGCTACGGTCAATTTTTTTATTATCTCTTTATAATAAGGATATTTTTCTAATAATTCTTTTCGTGTAAAAAGTTCAAAATCATTAAATTGAAATCCTGGAGATACCATACATCCAACTAAAGAAAATCCTTCATTATTTATGGCTGAACCAAATATATATCCTTTAGGAACTAATACTTGAGGAGCTTCTCCTTGTTCTATATTAAGTCCCAATTTTTTTTCAATAAGTTCACCAGATGGTGATATCATATATATTGTAAGTGTTTCTCCATCATGAAAATACCAAAGTTCATCTGATTTTAATCTATGGAAATGAGATACTTCTTCTGAATTTAATAAAAAATATATGCTAGTCCATAATTGTTTACGGCCTATTGTATCTTGAGATGAAAAAGATTGTTTATAATAGCCTCCTTCCGGATGCTTCTTCAACTTTAATTTTTCGATGAAATATTTTGCATCTAGCTTAAGTTTATTTTTTTCTGTATGAATAATTTTTTTAAAGCTATTTTCATCCATATGAAAACATCTCCTTCTGATAAATATACAGTATACTATTTAAATTGTATGTAATGAAAGTTTAACTATGCAATTATGAAAACTAGAAATATAATTATCATATTAAAAAGCCTTAAGAGTCTAAACTCTTAAGGCTTTTTTTATTACTATAGATTTTCTAATATAACACTATAATATATAGGTTAATTATATAGTTATTATTTTTCCTCTATAGAATGTTTAGGATATAGAGTTGTACCCCATATATAGAAAGTTCTTTCTTTTACAAGAGGTATATTTTTAACATCTACAATGGTTCTCCACCATTCCCATGCAAGTCCTGTGCACTCTTTTATTTTTACAGAAATATTTCTTGCATTTCCTTTTAAATAGATCTCTGTATTGAAATGAGCTGTTTTATCAGTATTATTTCCTGACCATCCTTTATGCTCAATTATTTCATTTCCTTGTTTATCATAGCTAACTTCATCCCATGTTAGTTGGAATTGAGCTACATATGCTCCACTATGGTCAAGTACTATTTTACCATTATTGTATTCTGTTGCTGTTGTTTCTACATACTCTGTTTTATTGTTTACAGATGCTATATGATTGTCTTTTAAAAATGTAGTAGTATATGAAATTGGATATCCTGGATTTTGTGGACTATATACAGAATTATTTTTAATAACATTTCTTATTTCATCAAAATCTTTAGTAACTATTTTATTATGTTCTTGAGCTCCTCCACCCAAAACAGTAGCTGTAAATGAACTTTGATTTAATATATCTTTATATTCTGCATTACTGCTTATGTCTTGATTATCAATTAATGCTTTAAATGCTGCTTTAACATTTCCACTCTTAGATGTTGTCTCAAGTTTTACATATATTGTTCTACCATATGCAACATTTGAAACATATGCAGGAGGATTGGTATTGTTTAATCCTTTTAAAGTTAGCTCATTAAATGTAACATTATCTCCAAACACATCTGATGGGCGATTAGGCGCATCTACACTTACTGTATAAAATATTTGCTTGTAAGCAACAACCATAACTTTTTTTTGACCTTTAAATATAGAGTTGAAATCTATGTTTAAGGACTTATCTATAGCTTTAAAATTGCATCCAAGCATTGTTGATAATTGAGACTTACTATATACCATGGTATCAGAATAGCTAACTCTTGTAGGAATAGTATATTTTTGTGAATATTTTGTATTCCAAGTATCTAATATAGAATTTATTGCAGAATTAACTGAAGAATAAGTAGGTGATTTAACAACCTTTTTACCATCATTAGTCATACCAGGTAAGTCAACGCTTATAGTAATTGGTTTTCTTTCACATGAAACCAAGTCTGGCTTATTTTCTATAAGATTCTTGTTTGCAAGTTGTATAGCACCAGGATAAGTTCTATCGTTTATTGAATCTATTATTGAGATGTCTGCTGTGGAATCTGTAATACTTTTCTTTTCACGTTTTATTACAACATATTTATCAGAATCTTCATAACCTTCAGCCGGTACAAAATTTTCAATCTTTTCTCCGTTCGATGTTAGAATCTTTTTTGGATCATAAGATAATCCATAAATTTTTTCATCTATTTCTTCACTATTTTTTTTAGTTTTTTCATCTTTTATTTGTGAAGTTTGATCATTTGGTTTAACTGGTTGTCCACTTTTCTCGGTTTCTAATTTTTCATTTTCCTTGTTACTAGTATCTTTAGTATTACTACTTTGATCATTTGTATCAGCTAGTACAATATTATTATTAAAATTACCGGTATATGTTAATCCAATAATCATAATAACTACCATAACTTGCGCTACTAATCTTAACTTTTTTTTGATAGTTTTCATTATGTATTCCCCCCTTAAATTTTAGGAATGTTTAAGTAATTTAAATTTTCAAAGCTTACTGTTTGAAACGACAAATTTCTTAAACGTCTTATTTTTTTATACAAATTATACGATAATAAATGTCATACTGCAATAGAATTTCATGAATTTTTTTAATAATATTTTTCGAAATTGTAAACGTTTTACCTTTAATATACTCTTTTTTATAAATTATAGAATATAAAAAAGTATCATCTCACTAATCAGTAATAATATTACATATTTGTGATAAAATTTTTATGAATATAAATGTAAAAGCTTACATTATTTCCTTTAGAATTATTAAATAAAAAAACCTTAAGAATTTTATTTCTTAAAGTTTTTTAGGTTTAATTTTTAAAATTATGTATTGGATTATTTCAAATAATCTATTTTATATTGCTGATATACTAGAATATAAAGGACGACCATCTCTAAATATATTAGGATGTATTTTCATGTATTCCATTCCTAAGTTAAAAACATAATTCCACAAAGCTTCGTCTATTTGTTTTTTCCTTCCTTCAATGATATGAAAATCATCTGAAATAAACTCAGCTATTATAGGACTATATCCAAACCATGTATTAGTATTATTAGGTCCTACAATAATATCCTTCTGATATTCTGTACCTCTCATATAAGTATTTATGGATATAAGCCTATCCTTTTTTTTTAGATTATAGATTTTTGAATATTCATCATCAAATTTTAACATAACAATACAATCTATATCATCAGAATATGCAGCTATAATTAATGGTTCTTCTGACATTACAACGGCTGGTTGACTATCTCCATAAAAAATATGTTCTTTAATTTGCCTTTGTTCACTAAAACCAATTGTAATTGAATCAAGTAATGCATCTATTTTAGCTCTTATTCCATATAAGTCTGGTCTTAATCTCCTTAATTTCTTTTTAGATATGGTTACACTTCCTGGAGAAGATGCATATGTAGTTTCGTCAATAAATTTTTTCTTCATTTTAGTACCCCGTGCTTTATTTTTCATCATTTGCTATTTTTATAGTATTCATACGGAAATTATAACATGAATTACTCTTACATAAAATATATTTAATATTAATTTCTACTTATGTTATTAAATCTTATTATATATTTTTTTAATTATACATAGTTATTTCTTTTACTATAATTTAATTTAGTAATTATTTTCTCTATAATATCTGGAGGTAATGTATCTATTAAAATTTTCGCAACCACATTAGCTTTTCTACGTTGGTATTCGCTATAATTTTCAGGTGCTGGATAATTTACTTTAACTTTGAAATTAGGTTTTTGATTATATCTTGGCAATTTTATCTCCCCTCATGCATACGTACCTGTTATTCAAAGTATTCTTTATGTAGTTGATTGGTGATAATTAACCTAGTTTTATAATATTTATAGATCTAAAATTATAATTATTTAACTGCAATAAACATAATAATACAGTATATACATATGGAGGTGATAGTTATTGAAAGCTGCAATATACAGTAGAAAATCAGTCTTTACTGGTAAAGGTGAATCTATAGAAAATCAAGTTCAAATGTGCAAAAACTATGCTAAAAAAAACTTAAACATAAATGAATTTATTATATATGAAGATGAAGGATTTTCTGGTGGTAATATAAATAGACCTAAATTTAAAGAATTACTTTTAGATGTAAAAAAGAATAAATTCAATGTGCTTATTTGTTATAGATTAGACCGTATAAGTAGAAATGTAGCTGACTTTTCATCCACTCTTGAATTATTGCAAACCAATAATATAAGTTTTGTTTCTATAAAAGAACAATTTGATACTTCAACTCCTATGGGAAAAGCTATGGTGTATATAGCTTCTGTATTTGCTCAATTAGAACGTGAAACTATTGCCGAACGTATAAGAGATAATATGCTTGAACTTGCTAAAACAGGTAGGTGGCTTGGAGGGCAAACCCCTTTAGGGTTTAAGAGTAAAAAAATCACTTGTTTTGATAATGAACTAAAAGAAAGATCTTTTAATAAGCTCTCACCTATAAACAACGAATTAAACTTAGTAAAATTAATATATAATAAATATTTAGAAACTTACTCTATCCATAAAACCTTAAAGCATTTATTATCCAATAATATAAAAGGTAAAAATGGAGGAGAATTTGCATCTATGAGTATAAATGATATTCTCAGAAATCCAGTATATGTTCAATCTAATGAGTTAGTAGTTAATTATTTAAAATCAAAGGGAATACAGGTTTGTGGCATACCAAACGGCAATGGTATATTGACTTATAACAAAAAAAATTCTAAGTATAAGGCTAAAAATATAGATAACTGGATAGCAGCAGTTAGTAACCACATGGGAATAATTTCACCTGATAGTTGGTTACAAGTACAAAACTCATTAGATAATAATTCTAGAAAATCTAATCCCAGAAAAGGTACATCTAAAAGAGCACTTTTAAGTGGAATTCTTAAATGTGCAATGTGTGGATCTCCTATGAGAGTATGTTATGGTAAACCTCGTAAGGATGGAAGTAAAAACTATTATTATACTTGTACCATGAAAGCTCAGAGTGGCAAAATTAGATGTAATAACCCTAATGTTCGAGGCGATTATTTAGAAAATGAAGTTATATCACATTTAAAAGAGTTAAATACTGATCTTATTATAGAAGAACTGAGTAAATACAAAAAAGAAATAGCTTCAATTAAAAACATTTCTATAGTAAAAAATCTTCATGATGAAATTGAAGGTAAAAAAACTCAGTTAGAAAACTTAATAAATCAGCTTTCAAAAATTAAAGAACCCATGGCTTCAGATTTTATAGCTAAAAAAATTAATCAACTTGGAAATGATATTAAGAATCTTCAATTAAAATTTAAATATATAAATGAGGAGAAGAAATTAAGTTGTTCGAATACTCTAAATATAGATATGATACTTGAATTTTTTAAAGACTTTAAAACTTTCTTTGATAACATAGAAAACTTAAAAAACCATGAATTTGTTATTCAAAGAAAAAGATATTTAATAGAAACTATAGTAGACAGTATTTTCTTTGATGGTACTACTAATGAAATAACTATAACATTATGGGGATCTAAAAATTTAAAATAAAATATCGGATAGTAAGTGCTTATATTAGACTTATTATCCGATAACAAGACTATATTGCAGTATGAAATATATAGAATCACTCGTACTATTTGTTATTTCTAAATATAGCTGTGGATTTGGAGCTAAATTATTACCACCACAAACGCATATTGGACACATAGTTTTTATACAACAACATTTAACATTTGTAAGCATATAATCACCCAAATAAAATAGTCAAGAATTTTCTTGCTACTGTATTATATTTCATTTTATTAAATTTGGTTTATAATTTTCGACTAAATCTTCGTTAACTTTACATAATAGAATAAATTTAGCATATACTCTAGATTTATTCTCGTATTAATCTCAATTCAATAAATCATGCATGTTCATGACCAGGAAAATCTATGTTCTTATGTCTAGTATCTTTATCTGTTATGTTTATTAAATCCCCTGCTCCAAGAGCAATTAATTCCTCACTAGCTGTATATCGTCCATTATTTCTCATAATACCACCTACGTTGCCAAGACCGAGTAGCATATCTGTTTTTTCATATAAAGTTACATCAGCACCTGCCTTTTTAGCTGTTATGGCTGCTGCACATCCAGACCAGTTAAAACTCCATTAAAACACGTGATTATTTTCACACAAAAAAAACCTCTAAAAAATTAGAGGTTTTTATTTTAATTATATAAAATTATCAATAAGCAAATAATCCTTCACCATATCGTTTATCTAGAGTTTTCTCAACATAAGTATATACTTTCTTAGTTTTATCAGTACATTTAATTTTTTGTTTTAGTTGAATCTCAATTATTGATACACATACTAAACCACATAATAAAGATATATTTTTTATTCCCCAAAATAATCTACTTATTAAATTTTTAAATGCACCATTTCTATTTTTTTTATCCTTATAATCCTTTTTAAAACTTTTATATGAATATTTTATATTAAACATAAAAGCCAGTGGTATTATAACAGGTGTCCAAATCAAATTTCTATTATTAGCTCCTAAGCTAAGTAATTTTATTCCTACTCCAATATTTGCACATACCATAATTAAAATTATTATAAATACAATTTTATTATACACCATATATATCACCCCTTTGTTCATTATACCATATAATAACAACATTTTAAATAATTTTTATGTTAAACAATGTTTATCTACTAATATTTTTTCATATGGAGTTGTATATGCAAAATAATCCATTATAGTTATGCATGGAATTATGCCTATTATAAACCATATATATTTAAATTTAATATGTACATTTTTTAATATTATAAAAGCATCACTAATTTGTAAAACAACATCTGTGTGAATTTTAGGACATTGTAGTCCGCCTATAAAGCTTAAAATAGCTATACATACAATAAAACCCGTAGTCACTATACCTATATTTCTTAATACTTTTCTGTATGTTGTTGCAGGTCTAAATCTCATATAATCCAATAATAATGGAGTAGCATATAAAAAAAGACAATTCTTTAAATCTTGTCCTCCATTTGAAAACCCAAATACTATCCAACCCATTACTGCTAAAATGGCTCTAAAACCTAATCCAGCATATTGTGTAGGTTCATCATCTACTTTTAGTAAATGTGGACATATATTAGTTCCATTAGGACAATCTGGATTAAAACTTGTATTTATATTTTTAACATTCTTATTCCTTTGCTTTGACATTTTTTCCTCCGTGTATAATAAAAAATTGTTAAAAGCAATATATTTATGTAATATATTGCTTTTAAACTCACATTTTCTATTTTACTTATATTTTATCTACAGTACAAGTTTATTTTTAAATAAATATAAATTATTTTATAAATAAAGCCTTCCAGGTATCTTTACCTACAACACCATCTTGTGTTAGACCTTTATTCCCTTGGAAGTGCTTAATAGATTCTGTAGTAGCTTCTCCAAAGATTCCATCTGCTTCGATTTTATAATTTTTATTTATAAGTATTGTTTGAATAATCTTAGTTATGTTTCCTTTAGCTCCTTGCTTAACTATGCAGCATTTATTTAATGTAGACTCTCCAAAATAACCATCTTCTTTGATATTAGCACAGCATTGATTATTTAATTCATACTGCAACTTTCCAACTACATCCCCATTTATACATTGCTTCCATAGAGGAATTACTGAACTATTACAAGTATTAGATCTAGAACAATTATCGTATTGATTTAGATTGTACTGCTCTATAAGTTGTATTAACTGTCTAGCATAATCTGGACTAGTAGCATATCCTGCTCTAACTAATGCGTTAGCCTGTCCAGTATAGTTTTTAGCATCAAAGAACCCATTTTTACGATAGCGTGGATTGTTAACTAAAAATAATGCATGATCTTCTATACTTTCTGCGTAAGAATTATAAACTCTAAATCCCCAGTTTTCCATTACGTGAGAACCATTGCGATATTCTCCAGTACGCATATTAACCCTTGCACCTTTCCAACCTGCATCAGCCTTAATACCAAAAAGATTTTTATATTTAGATGATAATTGACTTCTTCCCCATGCACTTTCTAAAATCGCTTGACTAATAGTTATTGAAGCTAAAACTCTATGTTTTTTGTGTGAAGCTATTGCTCCATCTTTAATTAAATTGATAAAATTTGTTTGATTTGACATTATACCTACCTCCTAAAATTTTTATAAAATAAAAAAACAAGACTAGTTGTCCTGCTCTATCTTATTTGCAATACTATCTACTTTAACTTCTATATTTTTAATATCTCCTTGCATATGTTCAACAAGCATTCTATTAGTTGTAACAACCTCTGTATTACTTTGATTTAGTTTTTCTAAATTAGTATACAATCTTTCTTTATCTTCTTTAGCATCTTGTCGTTGTTGCTCTGTAAGTTGCTTAAGATAAAGTCCTAATCCAATAACACACGCTACTGGAAACCCAAAAGTTTGAATTAATTCTGCCATTTTTAATTACCCCTTTTCTTATTTTTTATATAAAAATAACGTACAATATTTAAACTGTACGCTTGTTATTTGTTATTAAAAAAGTTTATTATTTTCTTCATATCTTCTAATTTTTCATATACAAACTCTTTTACCCATTTTTCAGTGGCTATCTCTTCATGGAATTTATTCACTATAGTATCTGAATTTAATATAATCCCATGACTTGCTATTAAGTCTAGATAACCTGCACTGTTCCCTCTCTGCATTGTAGCAATACCATTTATTGCCGTTGTATCTCCTCCATCAATTATTACATAGTCTGATACTCTTGATATTCTTGATCCTATCTCATCAGCATCAATTGTTCCTGCCTTAATGCACGAACCATCTATAGTTGTTTCTCCTCTTTCAAGATTTCTAAATGTGACATAACCATCAAGATCTATATTTAAAGATCGCATATTAACTTTTCGATCTGAAACATTAATAGCACTCACTAGTGCGTTTCCGTTAACTTTTCCACCTTTAACAATTAGATTAATATTACCTGCATTTTGTTCTATTTCCGAACTGCAATCTTGTATTTTACCGTTAAGATCCTTTAGTTGTCCATTAACACTACTAGTTATACTATTTGCCGTTTGTGTAATCTTAGAATTACATTTACTTATTTTATCGTCTACACTACTAGTAATATCTTTTTCAGTTTGTTCTATCTTAGAATTACATTTGTCTATTTTATCATCTACGGTACTAGTTATTCTTTTTTCTGCAACCTCTATTGCTGTTTTATTTTTGTTAACTCTTTCAACTACTGCTTTAATATCACTATCAGTTTTTTCTAGTACAGTTATTAATTCGTTTTTATTTTCTTTTAGATCCTCCTTTATATCATCAATACTATTTTGAAAATCTTTGAAATTCTCTGATAGCGTTTTATTAAAGCTTCCTAGATCTATACTTATATACTTTTTATTAATGCTATCAAATTTATATCCAATTACTTTTTGTTTAATATCTATATTTAATTTTTCATGTTTAACAGTAACAATATCACCTAGCAAAACTTTTTGAAGATCCTCAAAATCTTTATCTTTATTAATTTGTTTTAATAAAATAAAATTAACTTTATAACTTTTTTGTTCCTGGTCTATCTTTTCTATACTGAAAAGATCCTGGGACTTTTTTCTTAAAGCTTTGTATACACCTTCAAGATCTAGTTTGCCAGGATCTATTTTTATATCTTTGAAATGTACTTCTTTTACAATTGGAAATGGATAATTATTAATTAAAGGGCTATCCACATATTTTTCAGGCAACATTACAAGGCTATTTTTTTCTGTAAGCCCTGTTGGCATTATCCTAGTTACTATATTGCTACTATCTTCGTTTTCTTCTAATCCTAAAAGATTTTTTCCATATGCAATAGTTATGCCCTTGTCTAGTCCAATGTTTTTAGTTATATAAATGTTAAAGTTATCTCTTAACAGTTCGCCACCCCATCTACTAATAAAAGAATTTTTATCTCCGACCAAAATTGCTTGTACAGGATTTTTTCTTATATAGTAGGCGGTACTTTTATTTTGCAAATCACAACAACATTTAAAGTTATGCTTATACTGTGTATTATCTAAAATATATTTAATTGCTGCTGCTCCTGTAAGATCTGTTGGTCTAACATCTTCTAAAAAGTTATTTACTAAATCATAAAAAATATGATAAGCACAACAAATTATTTTATTTGTATTTTTAATAATTTTATAGATTCTAAAAAGTTGATCCCCCGTCGGTGTTGGTGCTTTTATAATATTATATTTTTTAAAATGTTTTATTTTTGGATTTTCTATATCACATTCTAATATTAATTCATAAATTCCATTTAGCCTTTCATGCACAGTACATATTAGCCCTGGAAAATTTTCTTGAAATACAGTTAATCCATTAAAATCAAAGTTTTTTTCTTTGCTATTATATATATTTATCATGTTTTCACCTGCCTACATAAAAAAATAGAAAAGGCAATAAAAAAAGACTTATGAAAAGTCCTTAACTATCGCCTTATAAAAAAATATATTATTGTATATCCAATAAATCAAATAGTCCTAAATCTGCAGCTGTTTCTATTTCCTTAATCTTGTCTTGTATTTCTTCTTTTTGTAATCCTGTCTTAACTTTATCTTCTATAAATTTATCAAAAGTTTCTTTGCTTTCATGAGGACAATCTGCAAAAGCTAAATTTATCTCTAATTCATTAAATGATATATCGGTTAATTTTTTATTCTTCTCTTTATCATTAAAAACTTCTACAAAACCTACTATACGTAAAGGGTTTGTATCAAATCTGTTAGTTAAGCTTTTATTAATTGTATAAAAATATTTATTTTCCATAGTCTATTACCTCACTTTATTTTATTTATGGTATTAATTTTAAACTTAAATCATAGAAACCAAAGTTGCCTGTAGTTTCCCATTGCTTACATAGTATTATCCATAATAGGTTAACATTTTTAGGAACTTGTATCTCGTATGTGTGTTGTCCATTTTTAATCTTTGTTTCTAAAATTGGATTTATATTTATATATGCATTTTTATTAACATATCCGTATACTTCTATTCTAGCTATATTATCACCTATTGTTGTACAATCAAATTTATATTTGTTGTTAGGTAAACAATTTATTTTTAAATTATTGTAGTAACCTTTATTAGCTAGTGTGTTTTTAATTATAAAACCATTAATATATTGTGTCTTTTCTGCGTTAAGAACTTCTGTCGTATTTGTTATAATTTCATTTAGTTGTTCAGGCGATATAATATTATTTATTTTAAAATATTTATGTTCACCTTTTAAAATACTTTCTGCTTCCTCTTTAGTCCAAACTTTATTAGGCATATATTGAAATTCCTCTATAAAACAATCAGCTTGTTCATTCATTCGATTAAAATAACTATCATTTAATATAATTTTTGAACTTCCTATTAGTAGATCTTCTGTTTTCTTAGCTTCAAAATGATAAGTTTTACTATTTGCAATTATGTCTAAAGTTATCTTGTTTTTAAAACAACAAGCTAAAAAACGTATGTTGGTAAATTTGTTAAAATCAATATTATAATTTTCAATACAAGATGCTCCATCATGAATATTGAAAATTAATGCCCCTTTTGGTGAATGATAAAACCAAGTGTGCTGTTTATTATCATTTTCAATAATAGTACATAAAAATCTAAACAGTTTGTCATTGCTATCGTAATTAGGATAATAACTTCCGAAGATACTCCAAGTATCAGTTAAGTTTATTGGTATTGGTTGTATATTATCAGCTTCCCTACTTAATGTTACTTTAATATTAAAATAATCTAAATTTACTATGCTTGGCGTATTCTCATCACTAGGGTAAAGAGAATTTATTAAAACATAAACTTTATTATCCTTTGATATTGTTTGTTGTATATTATATTCTCTGCCAACCTTTTTATTGATTCTTGATATACTGCTTGAATAATCTTGCCTAGTCCATTCCCACCCTGGCGAGGTGCCTTGATTATACCAAGCTATGTTTACACCATAAGTTTTTTGTCCATCTTTTAAACCACTACCATTTGTATATATGTCTACCTCTATAGATTTAATAGCATTTTTTAAAGTGTCAGTTGAGCCACCAAATAGATCTTGTGCTATACCATTTAAATCCAATTCCACCATCATTTGTGCTTTTCTTCCTGCTTTATCTTCTTTTGCAGATGTACTTGATAATTCAAAACTTAAATTATCTCTAGCTTTTAATTTATCTAATATATCTTGTGATTTATTAGCCCAATTGTCCCAACCATCTTTCCAACTACTATCTAATGAGTCATTTGGCGTTTTTATAGTTTTTGCTAAACTATAGTAAATATTCAACGGACACTCCTTTGTGGTATTTGCTATTTTTGTACTAAAATCATATTCAAAAGTTTGTTCACTTCCACCCATATAAATCACTTTTTATCACTTCCTTTTAACAAATCCATTACAACATCTTTTATATCTTTATTGTTTGCAACATTATCTTTTATTTGAATAGCTGCATAAGGGTTAAACACTTCTTCTCCACTACTAATTGTTGTTAATTTTTTCTTTGCTGTAGGTATTGAACCAGTATAATTAAATGTGTCTAATGGATTTATAGTTAATGATTTTCTATCAACTTCTAAATTAGATTTAATAGGTACTTTTGTAGCTTCTAAAAAATCTTCATATGGTACATAGTCAATATTAATAGTCCCTGTTTGTCCATTAATACTGTTTACTATTCCAGGTTTATTTTTTACATTGTTCCACTCAACGCTTTCTGCTACTTCAGCAACATCAACTTTTCCATTATTGTTTTTATCATATGTGCTTGTACTCATGTTTCCGTTGCCTTTTTCAGCAATACATATCCAATTATCTTTATTGTTTGGATCTATTTCTTTACAATCTTTTAAACATTCGTAGGTACTTCCATTAAAAACTACTCTATTAAATTTTTTATAATTTACTTTTGGATCATAGACCTGGCATACAGAAAAATTATCAACTAAATTTTTATTTTTAATATATTCTGCCTGTCTTGTTTTTTCTGCAGCTATTCTATTATTTTCTTGATTTATTCTAGTTGCTTCTGCAGCTTCTCTTTTCTTTTCTTCTGTAGATCTTCCGCACTCTGCTGTTATTCTTCCGAGTTCATTATCAGCCCTGGTATTTTCCGCTGTTGCTCTTTTCTTTTCAGCTTCAATTCTTTTCTTCTCATTATCTTCTCTAGTGTTTTCTTGATTAACTCTAGTTGTTTCTGCTGTTGCTCTTTTATCCTCTGCAGCTATTCTGTCACGCTCATTTTTTAGTCTTTTTTCTTCTTCTATATGCATAGATTGGACTATGTCAAAATCTGCTCTTTGTAAGTAATATTCATTACTATAAATACTTTTTTCAACTTGCATAGTAAAATCCAAGCTTGTTATCTTCATTATGTTTTTATCAAAAATTGATAAATCACATTTAATTGAGCCTGGATCTTTTAATACTTGTGTACTTAATTTAATTTTTATTTTACCCTTTTTAGCGTCGATTATATCAGCCATATACAGCAATACTTCTTCATCTTCTTTTAAAAAATTCAGCCTGATCGTACAATCTGTAAGATCAAAACTTACACTATTTTGAGTAATATTTATATAAAGAACGCTATTATTATCAAACTGTTTTATCCCTGTTACGTTCATTATTTTTTTATCTTTTGTATCTATATTTAAATTAAAAACTTTTTCCATATACTAAACCACCTGCCTTAAACTGTTCTCCAATTTGGTGTAATTTCTATTCTATCTACACTACCATTCCATGAAATGTTATTTCCTCCTGGAACTAGTTTAGGAAACTTGCCCTTCATATTATCATTGCAATTTTTATTATCTTTGTAGCACTCTTGTAATATGCTATTAATAGTAATTTTTTCTTTTATATCTCTAAAATATAGCTGCTTGTCATTTATAGTTAATGTCATATCTCCATTACCATAGAGATTTATAATAGGAATACTATTTGTCGCAGCTTCGGGACTATATAAGATTATTGGACTAGTAACAACAACAGGTTCTAATCCTTTATAATAATAAGCCAAAGGACTTAATTCAAACTGTACCTCAAATCTTTTAATAGATCTTATCTTAGTTACTATGTCACTCATTTTTGTTTTTTTTACTTTGTAAAAAACTCCTGAATCATTACTTAGAGTTAATTTATTATTTGTAAAATTAATAATCCAATTTTTTACAACCCTATCTATTCCATGATCATTATTTTTAAATCCAAAAGGTATATTTATTTTTATATCTTTGTATGTGTCTTGTTCCTCCTCGACAATAGCTTCTTCTATACCTTCTATATTTATTGTTTTAGTTTCTTTTTCAGCTGTAGGAATGGAAGGTATATGTTCCATTACCAAGCCAAAATCTCTATAACTGTTGTAATTATTAAAATCTATACTAAGCAATTATTACTACCTCCCATAAGCAAAATTAAAGCTGTCATTTAAAGATTTTAATTCCTCACTCATTGCAGGAGCCGTTACTCTTGCAATTTCACGACCATTTAAATTAACAGGAACTATTATTGTTTGCTCCCCGCCATTTGTATTGTTAAATCCTTCAAAATTCTTTAATATATTATTAGCAACTTTTTCTGCTACGCTTTCCGCTGTAGCCATTACCATTTTTTCAGAAGCGTCATGATTGTATACCCTTGATCCTTTTGGTAGATCATATAGTTCCCAACCTCTTTCATGCAGGAATGTTAAACCACCTTGCCAATGATTTGTACCTGTCCAGTTTTTGCCTGGTTCTGCACCTTCTGTTTTTGTCTTAATCCAACGTGTTAATGGGTTGTTGCTGAACCAACCTTTTAGCCTGTCCCAACTATTTTTAATACTTCCATCTGTTGTGTTTATGTCTTTCATGACCTGGCTATTTTGTTGCTTCATTTGGTTAACTATTTGCGTCTTTTGGGCTTCTGCTTTTCTTACTGTTTCATTTTTTTGTCTTTCTGCTTCCTTAATCATTTTTTCAGCTTGGTCTTTTGTAACTGTTCCTGTTACATCTCTCATATATTCAATTTTAGCTTTCGTTTCTATATACTGTCTATTAGCATTATCAACACTTTTTACTCTTTGATTCTCCGCGTTTTTTATAACATTACTTGCCTGTTCTGCTGTTAATCTAGTGCCATAATTTTTTAATCTTTCTAAAATAACTTTAGATTCTAATTCTTCTTTGCTTAAAGACTGTACAGCATTTTTTCTCATGTTTTCCTGGTACATATTTATATCTTTAACTTCATCTGCTGTTAATTGACGCTTTTCCTTACTAGCACGATTCAATATATCCATGATCTTGTAGTTATATTCTTCTGTACTAGCTTTCATGCTATCATTGTAGTTTTTTTCCTTATGCAATATCTCTGCTTTTTCTTTTTCTGTAATGCTTTTATTGTTAGCAAAAAATTTATTAAGCATATCTATATTTTCTTTATAATGCTTATCATAGCCTTGTTTTATTTGAGTAGTCATTTGATTATATTTTGTAGTTAATTCCGATTTTTGCTGCTCTGTCAAGGCTGTAGATTCTTTCAACATTTCTTTAAAATGATTTACTGTATCTACCTTTTGTTTACTAGTTAAATTTGTACAATCTAAAACCATGCTAGTATATTTACTAACAATAGCTGCTTTGTTTTCTTCTGTTAAATTGCTAGTGTCTTGAACTAATCCCGTAAAATCTCTTACCATACTATTTTTTAATTCCTGGGATTGAATAACCGAATTATTAGCCATTTCTGAAAAATTATTTATTACTGCTGTTTTTGCTTGTGCAGTAAATGTATCTGAATTAACAGCTAAATTATTTAGGCTATCACTTACAGTTTTGTCCACTTCCATATAAGCCCCTACAGCCTTTTTTGTTTCTTCTGAAATTTTTATAGTATCTTCTGTATAAGATTTTACAATAGTACCTGTAGCGTCTTTATATGAATATTCTACTTTCTGCATACCATCTGCGAATAAGTCTGTATCTTCTATTACTTCTTTATTCATTTGATGAATACAAACACCAACTGCTGCAACTGCCGCTACAGCTACAGCTGCCGGTGGTGCTATTGCTGCTAAACTAGTTCCAAGTCCTGCTAATGCTCCTGTTCCTGCCCCCGCTGCTGACGTTGCACCTGCTGTTGCTGCACTTGCTGCTCCAATTCCTTCTGCTGCTACAGTTCCAGCCGTTGCTACTGTACTTGCTGCACTTGTTGCTCCTCCAATTAATCCTGCTAATTTTGAACCCCAATTAAACAATGTACTTGCCATTGAAGTTACTTTTGCACCTGTGTTTATTACAGGACCTGCTGCCGCTGCTAAGGCTAAAGATTTAACTATTAGCTTTTGTGTTTCCGGATCTAACTTACTAAATTTATCTGCTAATTCACTAATCTTATTTGCTACATCTGTTATAACTGGTGCAAATGCTTCAAATGCTTTTATTGCTGCCCCTTCAACTGCTGACTTCATAGTTGTAATCGAACCTTTAGCATTGTTTTGCATTGTATCAGCCATCTTTTGAGTAGCACCATCACACGTTGTAATAGATCCTTTTAACTTTTCATAATCTGAAGGTGCTGCATTAACGATTGCAAGTAGTCCTGACATTGCTTCCTGTCCTGCAAGTTGTGCTGCTATTGTTCCACGCTGTGCAGGTGTTAGTTTATTAAATGCTTCTCTTAATTCTCCAATAATTTGCTCAAAAGGTTTCATCTTTCCATGACTATCAGTTATTTTTATACCTAGCTTTTCCATGGCTGCGGCACTCTCTTTTGTTGGCTTAACAAGTCTTGTGATTATAGATCTTAAAGCTGTACCACTCTGACTTCCTTTGATTCCTGCATTAGCCATTAATCCTAGTGCAAGGGCTGCATCCTCTGCTTTATATCCTAAAGAACCACATAAAGGTGCACAATATTTGAAAGATTCTCCTAGCATTACTACATCTGTATTTGCATTACTTGACGCTGCCGCAATTACATCTGTAAAATGTGTTGCGTCTTGTGCTTTTAAATTAAAAGCTGTAAGTGCATCTGTTACAATATCTGATGTAGTTCCAAGTTCTGCTCCTGCTGCTGTTGCAAGGTTAAGTATCGGTGGTAGACCTGCTAACATCTCGTTAGTTTTCCAACCTGCCATGGACATATATAAAAGTCCCTCTGACGCTTCTGTTGCACTGAATTTTGTTTTACTGCCCATTTCCTCTGCTTTTGCTTTTAATGCTTCTAAATCACTTCCTGTTGCTCCCGAAACTGCTGCAACTTTTGACATTCCTTCTTCAAAATTCATACCAACATGAGCGGCTGCCGCTGCTATTCCTGCAATTGGCATTGTTACATGAGTGGTTAATGTTGAACCTATCTTTTGTGCTTTTTCTCCATATCCTCTTAATTTTTCACTATGTCTTTTCATGCTTTCCGATGCTTGAACCCATTTATTTTTATTTCTATCAAGTTGAGCATTTACAGCATTAAGTTGCCTTTGAGTTTTAACCATCTCAGCATTTGCTTTATTCTCATTAGTAGTATAATTTTGAATAGCTCTAGCGTTAGATTCTACGGCTTTTTTCTTTTTATCATATTCTTTTTTTAATTCATCTACTTTTTGCTTAGCTTTTTTAGCTTCTTCTGATTCCTTACCATATAATTTTATTGCTTCCTGATATTTAACATTAGCTGCTGTTAAAGACGCTTTTAATCTATTTCTTTCTTTTATATTTGCGTCCATTTTCTTTCCCGTATCTTCAATAGCTTTTTTATAAGCTTCAACCTTTTTAGTCTGCAATTCAAATTGTTTTCGCAACGCTTGTTGAGTTGCTTCTAATCTTTTGGTATTGCTACCAAAGGCTTTAATTTCTGTATCCGCCAATTTAAAAGCTGCTTGTGTTTCTTTAATACCTGCGTTTATACCTTTAATACTGTTATTGTATCCACTACTGTCTAGCACCATTTTAGCTGTTATTCTTTTCTCTGTATTACTAGCCAATTATTTTATCACCTACCTTTATAGTTAAAGTGGAAGATCCTCAATATTTACATATTTCTTTTTCTGCCTTTTAGATTTTTCTGCACTGTTTTCACTCCAACCGTTAAACTTGCAATGCTTTTCCCACATCATACAAATTTCATAAAGTGTACTATTTAAAAATTCATCCCTGGAATAATTTAAATGAGTTTTTGAAATATAAAAAAGCCAATCAAAATCAATATTTAAATCAAAAGATTTCGATTGGCTATCTAGTTTTTTGATGAACCATTTTCATTATTTTCTTTTTCCTTTGCTCCAAAATAACTAATTACTAAATTAGTTACTAATGGAGGTACTCCAAAACTTAATTGAGTTCCTGTTAAGTTATCTATAAGCTCATCTATTGTCCATTCTCTTTCTTTACAAGTACAAGTTAGTATTTTTAATGCATTTGTAAAAAAGTTTTTTCCCTCCATAATGCTTTGAAAAATGTCCATATAACTTCCATACATATTATCAAGTTTTAAAACTGCTCTATTATCTAAACTAAAGTGAAAAATACTTCCGTTTATACTTAAAACATTATTATTTAATATTGCTAACATTTAATCACCTCAAAAAAGATTATAGATATTAAACCTATAACCCTATTTTGTCTTTTCTAAATTAGTTTTTGCTGCTTCTTTTGCTTTTTTAGCTGATTCTAATGCTTCTTTAATTTCTTGAGCTGTTGGAACATATACTTCTTTAAAGAATTCCTGGTCTGTTGCTCCTTTTTCTTCATCAATTTTATATTTCCATGCACCGTTGTTATGAAGTGTTCCAAAAGTCGCTTTTAGCTTCTTAGATTGAAAATTGGCTTTTCCTTCCTTTCCTTTGTAATCTTCATCAGCTATTGCAAAAGTACCTTTGTAAAGTATTACGTATCTAGCTTTCCCATTTCCCTTGTTGGCTTTAAATAGCAACGCAACCTCTTTTGCTTGGTCATTATCACCGTAAAGAATACCACCTTTTTTATCTATTAAATGACCTAATAAAAAAGCTTCATCTTCTTCTGCTAAATCAGTAATATCTAATTCAACGTCAATAGAAGATAAAGTTGTTTCAGATACCCATAATTTATTTTCAGCATAAAATTCATCTGACGTAACCTTTGGCTTTATTCCAATTTCTTTAATTCCTGCAAAATACTTTGGCTTTCCAAATTCTAATGCTTCCCTAGTATCTTTTAAAACTTCTGCTACATATAAACACTCTAAGCCTACAACTGGCATTATATCTTTATCCATTATTACATTACCTACCTTTATAAATTATTTTTAAATATAAAAAAAGCTATTAAGATTTTAATGTAATATTAAATCTCATAGCTTTATGAAATAATTTTGTATCTTTTTCATATAAATCCGCAGCCATTTCCCTGCTGAATCCTGCTTTTAATAATTTTTCTTTAATTATTTTTTCTATTGAATCATAATCTCCTTTTGAAAATATATCAACTTGAATAATATAAGTTGTAAACCACTCTTTATTTTCTTGAAATTCTGCACCATACTCATTTATTACCTCATATTCTACGTATGGACTTACTGGTGCTACAGCTCTAAGAAAAAAGGTTTTCCCATTTGGTAATAATTTTATTATATCAGAATCATTTAAAACTTTATCTAATAATATTTTTATACTCATAAATCCACCTAAAAATCTTTATATTTTGTTTTTAATCTCCTTTGATATTCAAAAACATCCTTCATTATTTTTTTCATGTTTTTATATAATTTATCAGCTTTTTTATTTCCAGGTTCTTTTAATTTCTCTTGAATATTTTTTATTTTATTCTGCTTTTGTAATGTATATTTATCCTCTACTATATAAATAAATTTTTCACTACAATATGGACATTCAAAATATTTAATATTAACATCATCAATACTTTTTTCTTTTAAAGAATCTTCTTTTATAACAAATTCATTTTCACACTTATCGCATACACAAATATTTCTCATAATTCACCTACTTTACTTTATTTAAAAGGGCATTAGATAAAATATTTATAGCTTCATCTTCGGAACTTTTAACTGCTCTGTCAAAATAGCCAATATGAGCTTTTTGCTGACTTGTACCAAATTCTTGAAATATGTCATAAAATGCTTTAGCTCTAACTATACCCTCATAACCTAACCCATTTGTCTTAACTGTTTTTGATAACTTTTTTAATCTTCCTGTTTCTCCTTTAGGTGTTTCTTTTTCTATACGAGCAGCAATTGGTTTTATTGCTGCTCGTATAGCTGCCTTGGCTTCTAAATCTGTAATAGTCATGTTTTGAATCATATTTTCAAATTCTTCAAGTCCTTCAATTTCTATGCCATTACTCGTTAATATCGCCTCCTATAGCTTTAATCTTAATAAGTCTATTCTCATATTTAACATTATCAATAAAAATAATATTGAATATCTTATCTTTAAATTTAATTCTATAATTTTCTTTATTTATATCTGCTATTTTTTTTGAATATCTAACAGTAAAAATAACAGTATCTTCTTTGTTTACTGCTTTTGCAGCCCAAAATTCACGCCCATACAAATTATTTATACTAGTCCAAGGAGTTGCATAACTAACCCATTCTTCTGTATCAAAATTGTTTTTTGTAGTAACAATAGTTAACTTTTCTATTACTATTTTTTTATTAAAATCTGATATATTAACATTATAATTTTTCATTTTTTATATATCCTCTGTAGAATTACCTAACTTATCTAATATACTTGTTGTAATTCTATCATTTTTTAAATCTTGTGTTACCATTGAACTTCTATTCTCATACATATCAGCTACAATTTTCTTTTGTAATAAATTCGCTAGTTTCATCAGTTTTTTATCTTTTTTATATGTTTCACCTACCATTGAATCTATATAAATTTCACTAACTTCTATTAGCTGTATTAAGGAATTATCTTCATAATCATCATCAATTTTTAAATAATCCTTTATTTCTGTAAGCTCCATGTTTCTTCACCCCTTAAAGGGGAGGAAGTTCCCCCTTTAAAATTCTATTTTTTTTATGCTTCTTGTTGATCCTTTAACTACTCCAAATCTTTCAAGTATTCTAATTTTAACAGTATCATCTCTAAATCCAGCTTCTGTACTTCTAGCTAATGTTACTGCATTTCTATCACAGAACTTTACAGCTTCTTTCCAATTTAAACTATAAAATATGTTTTTACCCTTTGTAGCCTTTACAAGTTCTGCATCTGCAACAACAAGCTCTTTCTCATTAAAATAATACTTTCCACCTAACACTGTAACTAAATTTAAAGGTCTTCCATTCTTATCTTTCAAGTTCTTTAAATAAGAAAATCCAGCTGTATTTGTTAATGTTATTAACCCTGCTTTTACAGCTGGTAAAGCTGAATCCATTGTTGTTTGAATATCTTCATAAGAAGTTGCTCCTTGCACTTCTGTAGCATTTTCGGTTATTACTTTTATTATCTTTGTATTTTCACAAGTAGTCACTATTTCAGTAAAGTTCTTCTTTGCTAATCCTTCAATTTCAATTTCAGCATCATCTACAGTTTCAGAACTTAAGCTTTGAATCAGTCCATGTTTAGAACATTTGTATGGTATATCTTTAGTAACAAGCTTGCCATCTATTATGTTGTCGCCTTCTGCAACTTCTGGAAACTCATTTTGGTCTAAATCCACAACTGGAATTGTCCCCTCATTTTTAGTAACAGGAATAATATCACAGTAAGATTTTAAAGAACCAAAACCTTTTTTAATTTCTTGAAGCTTATTAACGAACTGTTTAGGAATTATAGCTGAATTATCTGAGCTTTTTATTGTAGCTCTTTCCTCTGGAGTAATCTCTTCCCCCATAACATTTTTTACTATAGCCCTAAATTCATCCACTTCCCCTGTCTTATTAGTCTTATTTTCCCTTTGATTTTCTAAATCTCTTTTTTCTTCTTTCTCTTCTTCCTCTGCTATCTTAATTAACTTCTCTAAATTTCTTTTTTCTTGAACTGCTTTTTCAGCTTTTTCAACTTCTTTATTAGCAATAAAACCTCTAATCTCATCTTTTTTACTTTCTAATAATGCTCTTAATTCTTCTAATCCCATTTTTCTTCACCTTTCTTGATTAAATTTTTATATAAAAAAAGAACTGTTATAATTCCAGTTCCAAAGTTAATAATTTAAGTTTTTCATCAATATTAAAATTGCTTTTTTCTTCTTTATCAAAAGAAATAATACCATCTTCTATACTTCTTTGTTCTATTTCAACCTCTAAATTATCTCTATTTTCTATAGATGTACCATAGTATGCAGGAGTTCTAGTATCATCTAGTACAGATACCTCACTTACTTCTATTTCTTCTAAATATCTTCTATCTATACCATTGTCTGTTTTTCCCCAACTATCTTTTAATTTAGAAAATCCAAAGCTCCATCCTACTAATTTTTTATTTTTAGCTTTTTCTACCACCTCTTTATCATATACCCTCGCTTCTGCATATAATCCAATATTATCTTCTGTAAGATTTAAAGTTCCTTCTTTTGTCGAAGCTATTTCTCTATTCTTATCATGGTTTAAAAGTAAGGGTATATTATCTCTTTTAGAAATTGCATTTTTCCAAGTACCACTTCTAACCTGTTCTACAAAAACACCTTTTGCAGTTGGTATTTCTCTACTATCCCTTTCAACTGCGTTTATATAGCCTTTTATTATTGCACAATCATTTCTAACTTCTACTTGCATATTATCACCTACTCACTTTTTTTTTATTTACATAACTTACATTCCCATCTAAAAGATCTTTTAATAAGACTTGTCCAGAAGGCAATGTTATTATAACTTCACCACCAATTTTTTCTACTCCTAAAATTTCTCTAGCATAATCTAAATCATATATACCATTTTTAACAAATGTGCTTATTACTTCTGCCTGAGTTTTGCTATCTGTTCTAAGTAATACCTGTATATTAAATCTTATTTTATAGCCTTTTGCTCTTTCAGCAGGTGTTAGTAGCTTCCAATCCATTTCTTGCTCTATCTGTTCAAAAATTATCAATAAGCAATCCGTTAAAAATTTTATATTATCCTGCTCTTCACTAACTGCTGTATCTCTAATAATCCCTAATTTACTTAATGGTACAAAAAGGCTAGTTGCTATTTCTTCTTTAGATAGTTTTCTTAAATCAGTATATTGTGCATCTGATAGACTTAAATTTAATGGCTGAACATTATACCCTGCTGGAATAGTAAATACACGTCCATTATTGGCATATATTCTATCAAATTTATTTTGTATCTTTTTTAGTTCTTTTTCTTCTCTAATGTCTGAGGTTAATTGGACTACTATTTTATTAGTTAATCCATTGCTGAATAATTTATTTAAATAATTTTGACTTTTAAGGCTGCTATCTAAACTTTCAGATAGAATACTCCTATTTGCTCTGCCTTTAAGTCCATCTAGTGTAAAATCTCTTAAAATTATTATATTTTTATCAAAACAGCTTCCAGTTTCCCCCTCAAAACTTTCAAAGTCCCATAAAATTTTATTACTTTTGGTACTCTTTATTAATCCAGCATTATCTACTGTTAAATTTGTAATTTTTACTGGATATAATCCTTTCACCTTAGATCCTTGTCTATCAATAAAAAGTCCTGAATATCCCCAATGTTTTGATAATGCTACAAAAGATTTATAACAATCTATAGCACTCATATAATCATTGGGTCTTAATCTTAATTTGTCATATAGATAATGCTCTTTTGCTAATACCTCACCCTTTTCTGTTTCTCTTTTTACTTGTAAAGTACATTTAGCAATACTTTCAGCTATAAGTTTTATACAACTAAAATAAGTACTTTCTTTCATTTCCTTTTCAAAAGGAGTAATATCATAGCCATTTTCAAAAGAATAAATTGATTTCCACTCATTCACATTTGTTTCTCTTTTTTCAATGAATTTATTAAAAATCATAATTTCACCTCTTTTCTGAAACCTTATATAAGAAGATACTAAAGGCTATTAATATTACCCCTAGAAAATATAACCCAAAATACCTATTTATTTTAAAATTTGTATAACTAATGATGAAAAGCCCAATAAAAAAGACTATTTCCATAACAAAACTGTCATTGAAAATAGTCTTTTTTAGTAAATTATTAAATCTTTTTTTCAATTTTATCACCTACCAATCTGTGTTATCTAATGCTTCTGATGCATTGTAAGAACTATCTTCACCTAGTAGTTCCGTATAAGCAAAAATTAATACAACAACCATATCTATTCTTTGCTTATTTTTATTTTCTTTTATAAGCATTTCATCATCTGACTTACCTTTAGTAGTACAAGCATTTTTCATATTCCAATCTAATAATTCATTTTCTACATATCTAACCTCATGATCATAAACTTTTTTCCTAAATTCCTTTGTTGATGGACTTAAATTAGTAAAAGTTTGTTTTAATAAAACAACATCATAGTCTTCTCCTAAACGTTCCATCATTTCTTTAGCATTCATAGGATCTGTTACAATACATTCTATAGTACATTCATATTCTTCTTCCAATCCTCTTATATATTCTTCAATTTTAGTGTAATTTACTGTCATTCCTTCGTGTATATCACAAAAACCAAGTTTGGCATACTTTCTATAATCTATATGTGTTTCTCTTCGATTTGCCAAACTTTCTTCGGGTAAAAACCCATGTGAATTACAATAAATTATATTATCTTCTTCAAACTCCATTCCTACAGCAGTTAAATCTGTAGTAACTGAAAGGTCTACACCTACTTTAACCTTTTTCCCTTTTACCTTTTCTCTAAATTCTTTATCACTAATGCTACACTTTTTCCAATAATCTATATCCAAATATTTATTAAGTTCATTGGATTGTAAAAATATATTGAAATTCTTAGTAAATAGCTCTTCCTGTTCACTTGTTTTTATTTTTGCTATTTCTCTATCTGCCTTTATTTCTTCATAATTTGCTTCAACTCTTAATGGATTTGCTTTATATATGGCTTCATCTGTCCAAACTTCTTCTTTTGTTGCATAGTAAAGTAATGCAAATAACCTTTTATTATCTAAAACTCCTTCTAATACTGCTCTATCATATTCTAATTCTTCTAACATTATAGAATCGCTTTCAGCATAAGCAGTAGTGGTTTTAATACATAGCGGATTAATTACACTTAATTGTCCCTTTCTCATAGCTTGAATGTTTTCATTTTTAACAAATGCTCCAACTTCATCAGCTACAAAACAAGAGGGTCTTATAGAGTTGTTTTTATTTGCTTTAGCAGTTCTAGGTACATAATAACTATTTGTTATTAGACATTTAATAATACCTATCTCCGAATCCGATACAAAAAAATGTTTTTTAATTGCTGGACTTGCTGCTATAAGTTGAACCATCGCTTTTCTGGTTTCTTTTGCTAGATCTCTATCAATACATATTGAATAAAATTCACTAAATAATTGTTCTGTTAGCATAAGCAATAATAAAATTAATGCTGCTATAAAGCTTTTAGCATTTTTTCGTGGAATAAATAAAATTACATCTCTATATCTAAACTTCTTTTTATTGTTTTTATATCTCCAGCCAAATATAGCTGCAATTAATAATGCTTGAAATCCACTTAACCCCTTTAACACTTGCTGTCCAGCTACAAATCCAGTAGCATAATTGAATAACTTTAATAACTTATTTATCTTTTTTAACTTTTTTTCATCAAAGTAAAATTCAAAATCATCTTTGTACTGATTTTCATAATAGTCTTTTATGAAAATACTACATTGTAAGGTTACTTCTATAGTTGTTATTTCTTTACCTTCTACAACATCTTTGCAATATTGTAATGCTTTATCTAAAAGTATCAATCCTCATCATCTTCTATCAAGGCTTTTAATAGAGGATCTTCTTGTTTTTCTTTATTATTTAAAGCTAAATTACCAAGTTTTGCTCTACTTTGTGGAGATAAACTTAATTCATTGCAACATCTGTATAAATCTTTAGTGTATTTGTCTTTAGCAGACATTAAATCTTTATTTAATAAACCTGCTGGATTTCTATTTACTATTTCCTCTATAGTTGTTAATCTATCTACAGCTATAGCACAGGTCGTTAGGATATAAACATCTAAATTAGTTAATATTCCTGTTAGCTTTAATTCCTCAATAATAAATTTATAAATATTTTTTTGTTCTTGTGAGAGATGCTTAGGCGGCTTATCAATTTTATCTGCTAAAGTTTTTAGTCTTTCTTCCTGTTCTTTTCTAGCTTCAATTTCAGATTTTGTATTATGCCTACTTTGACAATCTATTGCCTTGCAAGGTCTAGCCATTTTTTTCACCTTCTTTACTTTGAAATCTCGAAATTTTCATTTTGGGAATTTTATTCGACTGGTTGGGGACCTGGGACTTAGAAACTTTATCTAAAACTTTTTGCCCCTACCCCCGGGGTTAATAAAATTCTTCCTTGAAACTAGTACTTAATTCTTTTAATTTATTTTGTATATTTATTTTTTCTATACGGTTCTTGTCCATTAATTTATGTACTTTCTTATGACAAGAATCACATAGAGGTACTAGGTTTTCTTTACATAGTCTTAAATCAAATCTTTCTTTAATTGTTTCGATATGATGCGTGTATTCACTAGAAGCTTCTAGGTTATTGCTCCAACACATTAAACACATACCAAAGAAATCATTCTTTACTTCTTCACTTAGAGTTAACCAGAACTTATTTGAATAAAAGTTTTGTCTTTCTCTTTCATCATTGTCTTTCATTCTTTTCTTCTTATAATTTTTATAGTTGCTTCTCCTGGCTAACTCTTCACACTTGCATAGCTTTCCTAATTCTACTTTCTTTCCACACTCAGTACATTTGCGATATATAGTCATCTACAATCCCAAGTCCTTAGACTTTATTTCCTTCTTCTTAAGCTTTAATACTTCTTTATCGTTAGCTACTTTGTGAGGATCTTCTTTCCACTTAATCTTTTCTCTATTAGTTAACCAGAACTTTTGAGCATTTAGATCTGGTGGTGAGTACTTCTTTACTTGCTTAATAACAACATCCTCTTTTACTAAAATTGTTTTACCATCTTCTCCAATAACTTCATTTTTTACTTTAGTGGCAACCTCCTCAGTATATTTAAATCCAATACATTTTTTAAATAAGGATTTCTCTACTTCCTGGTTGGCTTTATCTTTTCCCGTAGCAATTGCACCCTTAAGTGCTACGCTAGTGGTCTTATATTTCCTATATGTGGAATATCCAATTTCTAACTTATCGGCTATTTCCTTATCAGTAAGACCTTGCTCAACCCAAGATTCTACCTTGTCTAAGCTACTTTCAATTAGCTCTTCAAAGCTGTCACTTCTTGCCATTTTAAACACCTCCTATCGTAGCACTTACTTTTTAAAGTGCTATGATAATTCGTGATATTTCCCACTAACCAAAAATCAACTTATTTTCATTTACTTCAAAAATACTATTTAAAACACTCATACCCATTGATTTTACTAGGGTTTCAGCATATTTTATATAATACCTCGAATGTTCTATTTATATATATAACCGTGCATTTATTTTTATTTTTTGTTTCTTATATATATCATTATTTTTTGACACTTATATAACTACATTGCTTAAAATAGAACATTGATACTTAAAAAATAAAAAAGGCTATAATAGAATATCATTTAATGAGTCACTATACTTATCAAATGTATCTCTATCTAGCCCTAAATATCTTTTAGTAATTTCAGTATCAGAATGACCTAACATCTCTTTTACCATAACTATATTACACTTACTTTCTATATAAATTCTATATGCATAAGTTTTTCTCATACTGTGTGCTGTTATATTCTTAAGTCCAAAGGCATTTCCTGCTTGTCTTAAAATTCTACTTACATGAGCAACAGTTATAGGTTTATTAACACCTTTTCTTGATTGAAAAACATACTCATAATCTCTTTTGTCTTTTATATATTCTTTTAGTATTTTAGCAAGTTTATTTATAACTTTTACTTCTCTAGGTTTTCTATTTACTTCCCTTATATTTCTACTATTTTCCTTTTTACCTTCCATGATTAAAAAGTATCCATCTAAAATAGCATTTTTTATATCTCTTACTTTTAACTTAACAAGATCACCTGCTCTATATCCAGTTGCTATTCCTAAGGCAAATAAAACATAATCTCTTTTATTTTTATACTTTAAATAGTCTTGTATATCCAAAATAGTTTCTATGTTTTTAATTGGATTGGCAGGTCTTTTCTTCATTCCTATATCACCTCATTTCTCCTTATTTAGGTAAATTTAATTGATCACCTAATACATTACTTAATATGATTTTAAATTTACATAAATAAAAAGTACCTAACTCAACGTTAAGTACTCTTTAAAATAAACTTAAGGGAGGAAATATACCAAAAGCTTTACTGCCAACTTTGGCATCTTACCATAAGTTTAATATATTATATTAATATTTTCCATGAATTTGTCTTGATTTTGTCTATGTTTTGTCTATATTTTTATAAGCACTATTTCTTAATTTTCTTTTTATACTAGAGTTTTTAAGTTCTTTTTTATGTTCTTTTATTTCATTATCTTTATTTAATTTTAAAGAAATTATTATTGATAAAAAAATCGTAAAACATACAATACTAGTAACCATAATCACTATTCCCATCATTCTGCTTAACCAATTTTGAGGGTATATATCACTACAGCTTCCTGTTGTAAACATTGATACCGTATAATAAAACATTTTAAATATAGTTCTTGATCCGTGTTCTATTCTATATCCATTTGATGAATATTCAATTATCAACACTCCTAAAAATAAGTTTATAAGTATAGATAATATTAATAAAATAGAACTTGTTCTAACAATTTTAATATTTTTGTTTGTAGAGTTTTTCTTAATATCTATCAATCTAAACGGATTATCAATTACTCTAAATAGCATATAAAAATTTGTACAATATAATATAAAAACAATAATAAACATATATATTGTACAAATTATATTTATATTTATACTTTTTTTAAAATAATATATACACACAATGGGTATTATAATATTAGGAATTATTCTAGTTGCAATGTATTTATCATTTACTTCTAGTATAGTATTATATGTCTTACTAAGTACTACTAAGTATGACACTATAATTAAAAATGTTATTATAGTTAATAATAACGATATCAATACTGATGATATAACCATGTAATATCCTATAAACAGTATAGTTATACTACCAATAATACATATAGCCATAAAAACAATAATAGAAATCCCTAATTTTGTTAATCTTTCATTATATGTATTGCTATCTTTAAAACTTTGAATATTGTTACTAAGAAACAATTTAAATCTTTTCCAAAAAATTATATAATTTCTTTTTACTAAATTCATTATAGATATAATATATAAAATTCCTATAATAGTTAATAATATTAATGGTATGTTATTTAATATCATTTTCACATCTCCTTTCTATAACTTAAATTAATTATATACGAATTTTCATGTAACAATCAATCTTATACTGAGGTTTAAATATAGTTTAATGACACCATAAATTTTCTCAACGCCCTATCTCTATAATAATAAAACTTATTCTTATCAATTCCCATCTCTTGTAAAAGTTCTTCTCTAGAATATGTATCTCTAAAATACCACTTTTCAATTAATTCCTTGCTTTTGCTATCTAACATTTCTAGTACCTTTGTTATTGCATTTACTTTCCATTGTCTTTCCATATCATCAAAGGCACTTGATTCTACAAAAGAACCTGGTGTATTAGAACTTCCTTCATTTCCCCATCTAGTTGGATACCCTAGATTAGGACACTCTATAGCTATTAACCAAAATGGATAACTTCTTAAATCACTTTCTATTCTTTTCTTATATTTATTAAAAATCTTTTTATCATCACATGTATTCATTACTTTATCCTCCATTTAATTTAAAATATAAAAGGACTATTAAAGGTTTAATCCCTTAATAGCCCTCGTTGGCTTATGCTCCACTCGTTAGGAACATTATTTAACTTTTATTAATTCTGTCTTTGATGAAATAACTTTTAACTTATCTTTAGCAATTCTTATATTAATTTCTTTTCCTGCTGCAAGTTCTTTAGCTATTATATCCTTGTTCTTATCAAATTCCTCTAATATTTTAAATAGCTGCATACTTGCCCTCCTTCTTTTAAAAATAGTTGAATTTTTTATAATGTTTTCAAACCATCTATTTGTTTCTTTATGATCTATTCCTAATTCCTTATTTACTTGTTTAATAGCTTCCTTTAAAGGTATATTATTAAAATATAATTCAACAACTCTATTTTCAAATTGTTTCTTTAGGGCTTTATCTACATCAAAACTCAACTCTTGATATTTCCATCCCTTAGAATTATTTATATGTTCATTTATTTTTAATGGTACCATGCTTAAAATTCCCTTCTATAGAATTTAAGAATCTGCAATTATCTAATATGTTAGGTCTATCTATTAATTTACTTCCAGTTGCATTTTCTAATCTCAATATATAATCATTTGATAATCTTAATCTATAAACTAACTCCTTTATCGCTCTATTTTTTATCATTAATCTCTCCTTACTCTCGATTGTATTTCCTGCTCTATATCACTTATTAAACCTTGTCCTTTATATGCTATATCGGAATCGCTCCTTATTGAGTTATTTACAAATACAGCAAGCTTTCCATGTAAGTCCAATAACCTTTTTACGGTTAAATTTGATACACTATTACTCGCCACTGTAAATTGTTGTAATACATTTATTAATTTATCTCTTTCCATTTTCGTACTCCTTTATTTTTGCGAATTAACAGCTTATTAACTCACAAGTGTCTTTACTTTCATCTTTTAAAAAATCAACCAATTCATTTATATCTATAATTCCTATAACAAATTTTCCATTAAAAATAGCAACTGATTCATGTCTAGTATCTTTTACACATTTAACTTTAACTTTATCCATACTCCCACCCCTTTATTTTTGCGAATTATTCATATATTCCAAAACGGTTATCATTGAATTTATTGCAGCATCCAAATGTTTTCCTATCTGCTTCGCATCAATTTCACCTTGTTTTTTACTTTCATTTACTAATCTAACTTGTTGTTGTAAGATTGGTTTTAATGCTGCTATTCCAGGTATTGCTTCTTCTAAATCCTCTTTACTTATTTTTAATATTTTAACTTCACCTTCTGAAAAATGTTCACACATATTTTTGCAAAAATCCTTAGTTGTAATACTATCTTTAAAGTAACAATAACCTTGATTATAATGTTTACAATCTACTTTCAATTTTTTTCCTCCTTTAATTTTCTTCACAAAATACTATTTTTATATACTATTCCTCACTTACCACAATATCTAAAATCTCTATCCATCCAAAATTATTAGCTACCCAAACACCTAACATTGTGTAACATGTAAATGTCTTTCTCTTAACTTCCTTATTTTCTCTAAAAGTAACTTCTATCTCCACTATCTGGTCCTCCGCTTACTCTTCCCATCCAAGTAACTTTTTCTCTAATTCATCAAAGTTATATGATCTCTGCGGATGGTTGTTAAATTCATCTACTTCATTTTTAGAATTACTCTTGATTACAGCACTTTTTTTCGGATAACCTGCCTTCTTCCAGTTTCTTAATATTCCATAGATATAATTAATATCAACTCTTCCATTTTGTAATGCTACATCTATAGCTTGTCTAACATATTTATGGTCATGTTCCTTTAACGCTTTATTTAAACCTATATTTGTAATATTTGCTGTAGTACTTGCTAAGTTCTCTATATAATTTAATAATTCTTGTGATTCAGAGAGAGGACTTTCTTCTCTCTCTTTAATTACTTTAAGATCATTAATTACTTTAGAATCATTAATTACTTTAAGATCATTATTTACTAGTCCTTGATTTCCCCCATTCGGGATTTCCCCAGTTTGGGATTTTCCCGATTTGGGATTTTCCCCATTCGGGGTTTTCTTGTTTCGGTGTATTCCGAATTCACTATTCTCTAACTCAACAGGTGTTTCATAAACTTCATAATTATATCCACCTTGAAATTTTCCATCATTTGCTCGCTTCGCCTTTCTTTTAATATATCCATTTTTAATAAGTTCTTTAATACTTGAAGATATAGCTGTTTCTTTATCTGTTGTATGATTTTTAATTTCTGAAGCATAAAACTCCCAATTGTCTGGTCTACTTAAAAAATAGCTCATTAATCCTTTAGCTTTTAAACTTAATCTATTGTCATATATGTAATACTTGTTAACCATTATATATGGGTTTTCTTTATTTTTGATAACTCTAATTACTGCCATAATATTTCCTCCCAAGTGCCTAACTATCTGTAAACTATATCTGCTATTAAAGCTAATCCACCAAATATAAATGTAGTAGATAGCAATATTAATAAGTTTTCAAAAATTTCTGTTTTTTTCACAATTAGCTCTCCTATCCCTTGAATTTATATATGACTTCTTGTACAATATACTTAATTGTTGTGTTACAAGAAGTTTTTAAATTGAGCTGTTGCTGCAGCTCTTTTTTCTATAATTAAGAACCTTAAAAATATTACTTGCTGTTGTGCAATATATTTCTCCTATCTTACTAAGACTTAAACCTTGTAACCTAAACTTCTTTATATCTTCAACTTCTTTATTGCCCCATTCATGACGTATTTTAGGTTGAATTTCTCCGTCTAAAACTTTATCCAAATATTTAAACGCCATTTCTGGTGTACAGTGTTTTTCTATAGCAATATGTAATGCTATTAAATTTTCAAAATACATATTTTCTCCTCTTAATTTATTATTTTCTTACTAATAAGATATGCTATTTTAGATATGCTTTTAAATTTTTGAAATGTTTATCACTTTTTAACTTAAGTAATATATGATATTTAAAAGTTAATAACTACACTGTTCCTTTTCTGCTTGTTGCAAAGCTAATTGTTTTGCCTTATGCTCCATATATAACTCATAAAACATAATAGTTGCTCTTTCACTTGCTTTATCTAATGCCTCTGGATTCATTACAATTACCTTGGGCTTCTTAGCTGTACTTTTTCTTCCTCTTTTAGCCATATTAACTCCCCCTATATCTACCATTAATCTATTTAGTATATGCTGCTAACTCATCAAAGGTTAATTCTACATATCTAAGTTCTTAAGTTGTAATTTTTTAATTATTTTACTTTTATATTTTGTACCCGCCCTTCTTCCTTTTAAAATATCTGTTAAATAGTTTTCATTAATTCCTATTTGTTTTGAAAATTCTCTTTGAGTCATATCTAACTCTATGAGTTTCTTTTTTACTTCAATTCCAAAAGAAGTTGTGTTTATTTTTTCTTTCAACTTATTTACTCCTTTTATTTCGTATTTTTTTACTTTTTTGACCAA